AAAACCAAGTTTTCTTTCTGACTAATGAATAATTACTTATTCGCTTTTTTGTTTTTAATTCAGGTATTGTTATCAGTATCATTTACATTTACATTGTTTTCTTTTTGATTAGCTGATGAATAAATATTTATTTGTATTTTTGCTCTTGTTGTCATCAGCGTTGCTTTTGTTTCCAGTTCTCTTCATTCCAACGCTAGAAGCAAAAAATAGAGAGTTGCCTTATTATTTCGACGAAGACCCAGAAAAAAGAGCAACAAATATTGTTATTTATGATTTAGGCGTTATACCGCAGAAAAGTTTAGCGGGTTGTTCTTTGGAATGCAGAGAGGAATTAGATGATGTTTTTAGTGAGCTTGAGTATGAAAGATTGGAAGACATAGGAGTAAAAAAATAACATGGAATATTTATTTTTAGTGAGTTTTATCTGGTTTCTTGTTAATCCACCTGAACCACCTGAATCACTGGATCCAGCTAGGTATAATTCTTTTCTTGCGCACTCCGGCTCAGGTTATAGAATTTGTCACTCCTTTAAAGCTAAGCTTGAAGAAAACAAGGCACTTTGTGACGGTCATCATAGACGCTTCAAGCATCGACACGCCAATAGAGATTGATTTTTTAAATTAAACTTGACTGTTATTATTTTTTGTGTATAATGGCTTTATCAATCAATGATTTTGTTGTTTGGTAATTAAAAAGGATTAGTTGCTATGAATACACTAAAGACACAAATAAGCCAAGATGCCCAAGGTTTAATTAAGCTGATAAATGTTAGACTTTGTTATCCAAATATTTATAAATATGCGAGCTTTAAGGGCAAGAATTTAATGACTTTCGATCTCACAGTCTTAATTCCAAAAACCGAAGTCCAAGTTATTAATCAGTTGAGGCAAATGTTAATTAATTGTGCAACTTTACCTGATTACAATCTTAGCGAAAGAAACAGTATATTACACGATGGGGATTTAAAAAATAGTCAGGGATCTGAATTTAAAGGCTGCTATTATCTTAAATTGAAAAACAAAGACCAACCGAATATATTAAATTCGGATGGCAGAACGCCCGTCGAAGAGTTTGAAGGATTGTTTCACGGGGGTTGTTTCATTAGCGTGGGTTTCAGATTGTGGTTCCAAAATAACGACTACGGCGTTAGAGTTAACGCCAATCTGCTCGTTGTTAAGTTTGAATCCGCGGGGAAAAAGTTCGGCACAGCTTCTTTAGATTCTTCTGAGTTTTTAGCAAGTTTTGCTACAGCTACAAACGAGCCAATGCAACAACAGCAAGCAATACAACAAATACAGCAACAAACAGAATATACCCCACCTAAATTACCTGAAGGCAGACCGCTTCCAGGTACGCCGGAACATAAAAAATGGTTAGATGAACTCGCCGATGAAATAGCCTTTTAACAGGCAAAATATTTTTTTACAGGAAACCCCTTAATCGGGGTTTTTTATTCCTAAAAAAATAATCCCAAATGGGCCACCATAGAAACACTTTAAAATCAATAGGTTAAGTATGAATAATAGAAAAAAAACAACAGAAACGGGCCGGCTATAATTACCTCTTAATTGGGGTTTTTTACTCCTAAAAACAAGCCCAAATCGTTGACCCTATTCCAGTCAAAAAGCCATTTAAGCATAAAACGCTGCTCTTATTCCTAGTCTAGTTGCTAAAATTCTGAAGCGCCTTTATGCTATAATAATCGGATACTATTGAATTAAACCTGCAAATGACTAAAGAGACTACAAGAGAAGCCTTGAGAACCGCAACGCTGGGTAAAGCAACCGCTTTTAGAAGCAAAGAGATAGAATACAATGGGCTTAAGTTTGAAATACGCCAACCCTCAATCGGTCAGCGTGCGGCAATGCGCGATCGTTGTGTTGACGAAAAAGACAAGTTCGATAGATTTTTATTTCTTGTTTGGTCAGTGATAGGAAACACTTATGTCGCAGGGACAGATATTAAAGTTTATGAAGACACAGACTTTGATGCATTAATGGCAACTGAGACAGGTGGCTTTGTTGACAAGTTTAGTGAGATAGTCGAAGAGCTCTTGTATGTTGATTTTGAAGAGACTAAAAAAAACTAAGAAATTCTGAGGAAGGTTTGTTATATAGATTGGCTTCTGAGCTTCATTGCTTCGTTGAAGACATTAAAGACAGGATGTCTATTGATGAATTGACTGGCTGGGCGGCGTGGTTTGCTATAAAGGCAGAAGACGAAGAAAAAGCAATAAAAAAAGCGAATGCTAAAAGGTAATTATGGCTATTAATCTCGGCTCGATGTATTTTGACATTAGTGTTAACACTAAGGCATTGAAGCGTGCAGAAGCTGATTTAAAGAGATTTTCAAACACCGCCCACAAACACGATAGAAAAAGCTCAAAAGCTTTCAGGAATACAGCCAACTCTTTCGGCAAGAATACGAAAGCAGTTAAGAAATTCGGTAAACAAGGTAAAAAGTCGTTAACTGAAGTTCAACTTGCGTCCAAATATTTAAACAACTCTTTAGCAAGAACAAGAACATCGATCGGCTTGATGTCTTACTTGTTTGTTGCGACTGGAGCTTCAATCTTGGCCTCTTCATGGTTTAAAGCTCATAAAGAATTTGAAACACTTCAAGCTTCTTTAGTAACTGTGACAGGTTCGGTCGAAAAAGCAGAATCAGCCTTTGCAAGAATAGAAAAGTTTGCAACTAATACACCGTATCAGCTTGGACAAGTAACAGACTCATTTATAAAATTAAAAGCTTTTGGGTTAGACCCATCCGCTGCTGCTCTAGAAGCTTATGGAAACACTGCAAGTTCAATGGGCAAATCTCTAAATCAAATGATTGAAGCTGTTGCTGATGCAGCCACTGGAGAATTTGAGCGATTAAAAGAATTTGGCATTAAATCAAAAAGCGAAGGCGACAAAGTTTCTTTCACTTTTAAAGGAATAACCACAACAGTAGGCAAAAATGCCGCTGAAATCGAGCAGTATTTGCAGAACATTGGCAATGTAGACTTCGCGGGCGGTATGCTAAGGCAGATGGATACTATTGCGGGCAAACTCAGTAATATGACTGATGCTTGGGATGGCTTTATGCGGTCAGTGGGTGAGACGAGTTGGGTTAAAAATAGAATATCAGATATTACTTATGCATTAGGTGTTTATACTGATGACAGTCAAATTCAAAAAATGCACGATGCTTCTATTCGGCTTGGCAAAATAAATCTTTACATTGGACACATTCAAGAACAACTAAACAAAGGTAAAGACGGCAATGTGTTCATGAGAGCACTTACAAATGATGATAGCCTCAAAAAACTAAAGTCAAAATTAGCGGACTATAAAAAAGAAAGGGATGAACTCTTGGCGGGTGACACTTTCGGAAGCGATATGAACGCCAAAAATGCAACGCCCGAAAAATTAAACCCGGTTCAAAACTATGCTTTTGAAGCTGCAGCTGAGCAAAAACATTACGACAACATAGCTGATATCAGAAAAAAAGACTTAGCTCGTCTATCGTTCCATCACGATACTGAAACAAACATAATGAGAGAGGGTATACAGTCTCGTGCTGCAGAACATCTCTCTTTGGCAAAACAAGCTCAATTAGAGAGAGGACAAGCGTTTGTTCAGATAATGAGCGATCAATTTGGACAACAAGGTGCTATCACAGCACAGGCATACACAGAGCAACATGCGAAATTAAGAGAAGCATTAGTTAATAACGAAATAAGTGAACAAGAGTTTAACCAAAGAAGGTTAGAAAATGAAGCCGCTTGGGCAGAGGCTAAAAGTCAGTTGATGTCGACGGCGGCTGAAAGAGACTTTGAAGCTTTTATGGAAAGAGGGCTTAGTAAAGAAGAGCAACAAAACGCTCAGTGGGCTAGAGAACTAGAGGCACTTAAGCTTACGCTTGGTGAAAAATTAGGTGCTGAAGAATTATATGCGAAGGCCGTGGCTGACATCAGCAAAAGAAAAGAAGACAGAGAGAAAAAGAAGGTTAAAAGGGAAAAAAAGCTAAAAGAAGAAGAGCTTTCTTTTCAAAAAAGTTCATTTGAAAAATCGTTTGCGACTGCGAGCACTCAATCGAAGAATTTATTTAAAGCAAAGAAATTATACGACATCGCTCAAGCAACTATTGCGGGAGCAAAAGCAGTTCAAGATGCTTACGCTTTTGGCTCTAGTTTTTTAGGCCCTGTGGGCGGTGCTGCGGCAGCAGGAATTGCGGCAGTAGCAACAGCGGCAAATATTCAAGCGATTAGATCAACTAATTTTAGCGGTAAGGCGGTTGGTGGCAATGTTTTTGCTGGGCAAACTTATGAGGTAGCTGAGCAGGGAGCTGAAATGTTGAGCGTCGGTGGCAAGAATTTATTACTAATGGGCAATCAAAATGGCTACATAACGAATAACGACAAGCTTAGCAAGAATGCCGAAAAAGTCAATAATTATAATAACAGCAGTATTAATAATTACTCAACTAGTGCTCAAATGCCGGCACCAATCATCAACACTCAAAGTAATTTCAATTTTAAAATAATTACCTTGCCAGGGCAGACAGCTGAGATTACTAAAACACAAACAACCGCAGGGACGGATTTTGAGGTTGTTATTAGTCGTATTGAGAATAGTATCACGAATGGGATCGTTAGAGGAGGTTCTGATATTTCAGACGCATTAGAGAACACCTACAGTTTAGGCAGAAGGGGGGCAAACTGATGGCGATAAATTGGCCAACCCAGTTACCAAACCCACAGATAAGTGGCTACACCCTTTCACCTCGAGGCGGATTACAGTCTACTAAAATGGACAGTGGGGCAGTAAGAGTTAGACAGCGATTTGGGGCAACACCAGTGCTATTTAAGCTTAAATTTAAAATGAGCCAAGTCCAATTTAATATTTTTCAATCGTGGTGGAAGTTTAAGTT